AAACTGCATAAACCCATCAACAACACAGAAATCAGGATATCAAACAGAAGATAATAATAATCAAATAGGAAACACGACTAGGGGTGATAAGGACACTAATAAAGATAGCGAAATATATATAAACCCCAATAAACTTAGATCCAGTAACAACATGAGTTCAGAAGAAGAATCCAAACAAGTTATTGAAGATTCAGAAGAAGAAGACTCCAAAGAAGAGAAATCAGAATCCGAAGAAGCCAACAAAGCTTTCCAAGAAACTGTAAAATCAAATTTGGACACACTTACTGACGTAATTCAATCTCTAGCCGAAACCCAAAAAAGTGTAGGTAATACACTCGATGGCATCGACAACAGATTGAAAGCACTTGAAACACCAACTGATCTCCCATTGAAACCATCCGTTGAGGATAGTGAAGATATTGGAGCTGACGTTACAGTCCCAGATGAATATCAATCAAATTCCAGACAAGTGGGATTAGATTCAGATAGACATCCAAATGACGGTGAAAAGAAGCCAGAAAGCGATCCAGAAAATCTCTCAATGCAAGAAAAAGCATTAGGAACTACTTATTCTACTGAAACCCCTAGACCATCAACCATCGTTGATACTGTTGACAAATCTTTCTCACAAGATTATTCACCAATATTAAAAGATGCAAGATCTGAAGGTTATGAAGGGTTAGCAAACGTAGCTCGAGACATTCTGAAAGGTAAATACTACACACCATCACAAGATGAGGTAGGTCAATTCTAAAATGGTACAAATACGAACAATCGACGAGCTCGAAGCACAATATTATGGATATAACAGAAACCTTCTTAGAAAAGCAGATGCACCAGTAACCACAAGCACAGCAGGTACTTTTAATGCTATATTTGGGGCTTACGCATGGGCACAGCTCAACTTAGAAGCCAACGCATTTGGCATCCTTCCAAAATATCCTTGGGATAAATCTGGATGGAGGGTCATAACTGCAAAACCAACTCTAAATACCAACAATTCTAACACAGTATTGGGTGGTACAGCAGAAGGTGGAGCAATCGCTGAAACAGTAAAGCCAACATTGAAAGAGATTGATGTTAGACCAAAGACAGCTCAGTTACCATTTAGTGCAACTGAAGTTATGGAATGGTTAGCAACACACTCTAAAGATGACATTTGGGGAGGACTTGGTTCACTCCGTTTGTATATGGCAGTTCAGCACAAAGAATTCCTTAATAGAATGCTTTTAGCAGATGTTGAAGGTACGATTACAGGCTCAGGTACACACTCTGGAACAACTGACTTTGAAACACTAGATAGAATCGTTTCTTCTAGTGCAGAGGAAGATGCTTTAGGTGGAAGTACAACTGGATCATATGATCCATGGGCAGCAAACGCAACCATTGATAGAGATTCTGGCACAGAATTCGACTCAACTGTCGAATCTGCAAGTGGTACAATCGGTACAAATGGTGTACTAACTGACGACACTCTAAGAACTTTCTTAAGAAAGATTAGAATCGCAGCTGGTAAAGATCCAAATGTATTCCTAGGTTCTCACGAAGTTTACTCCGAAATACAAGGCTTGTATATGCCTTCAGTCCGTATTCCAAATCCATACGGTGAAAGTTTAGTACAAATCGATGTAAACGGAATTCAAACATTCAAAGGAACAGGTGTTGGAATTCACGTAGATTCAATTTACGGAATACCATTCATTCCAAGCAAAGATGCACCAAGCGACTCTGGAGATTCCAGTGAAATCGGAAGATTATTCGCACTTGATACATCAGATGCAGAAGGATATGGTTATCCAAGAATCGGAATCCAAATCGCAATCCCAACTGAGTACTATGAAGCAACAAGAAGATCTGCTGGATATCCATTCATCAACAACGCATTTGTTGAGAAAGGTGTTTTCAGAACAATGGGCGAAACAGTTTGTCGTCACTTCAAATCACAAGGTAAAATTAGAGATATTAAACTCTAGTCAAACCATCCTCCTTTTTATTTTTTTAATACTTATATTTAGGCTCACCCTAATGGAATTAGTGAGAGTCAGAGCCTTACACATTCTAAAGCGTTGGAGATCTAAACAACGTAAACCAATTTAGTCCCTCTAGCGAAAGCTAGGGGGTCATCTTTATATAATACCTTATAGTCAATTATATATGGCAGTTACAGTAAGTACATCCGACTGGACAGCAGCTAACGTGAGAAAAACACTCTCATGGCAGGCAGCATTGACTTCAAAACTGCGAATTTATAAGGTCAAAGTCACCGCAGGTGGTTCTGATGCTTATGCAACCAACGGAGTGGCAGCCGACCTCAAAGAGGGAAGAATTTCTACACTCGTTGCAGTGATACCTGAATTTACAGATTCACTATACAAAGTAGAATATGACAAAGCCAATGAGAAAATCAAACTCTATTCCGTAGGTGGTTCAGCAGGTGCTGTATTTGCAGAGGTAGCAAACTCTACTTCAATCGCAAATAAAGTATTCGAATTCCTAGTCATAGGCTACTAGAGTCCAAAATAGCCGATTTTTTTTTCTTTCTTCTAATAAAGTTTATATATTCGAGAATGAGATGTAATATATGGTAGAGTACAATCATAATGTAGTATCATTTAATGCTGATACAGCTATAAAAGGTGGTCATGGCGTTGTCGTAGCAGTTTTTTGTAGTAAGAAAGGCTCAAGTGGAGCAAAATGTGTCCTAAAGAATGGTGACTCTAGTGGTTCAACAGAATTCACTATTTTCGGTGAAATAGAAGGCAATTATCAAGATATAAACCGAAGATTTGAAGATGGAATATACGCAGATGTCACAGGTTCGGCAGAATGGACTGTTGTTTTTAAGTAAATTTAAATACATAGTACGTTTATATATTTCATGGCTACAACTTATTGCTCAGTCGAAGATGTATCTGATTTTCTTAGGGTTCCCATTACTGCTAATACCACTCCTAATAAAACACAGATTGAGAAGATAATAAATAGGAAAGAAGACGAATTTGAACGTAGAACAGGTCACGCATGGCGTACAAAGAAAGTTACAAGAGAAATTCATAGTTTACCATTACTTTATACATTTGGTTGGGGTACTCCTATTTTTCTAAGACATAGAAGAATATATGATTTTAGTACATCGGCTGGAGATAAAATAGAATATTGGCAAGGAGCAAGTTCTACTTGGGAAAACATTCTTGATGATAGTCAATGGTATGATATGGAATATGAAAGAGGAAGTTTACATTTAAGAGGTTTCTTATTCAGTATTTTGAGAAAAAACAGAGTAAGAGTGACATACAGATATGGTGGAGAAAACTTTGCTGGTGATACAGAAATACCATTAGATATTAAAGATGCTGTAATTAAAATGACAGCTATTGATATTTTGAATACAAGTTTTAGAATGGATCAATTACCAACAGGTGGAATAACATCACCTTCTGAATCCAAAAAATACTGGCAAGAGGAAATAGATAACTGCATCGCAAATAGAAGAGAAGTGTTTGTTATTTCTCCTTAGATATGTTTGAATTTGCAAACAATTTCAGAACTATAGGAAAAAGACTTAAACAAATATTAAAGCTTGAGAATGCACAAGCACAGGTTGAAGATGCAAGACAATTCAATGTAGTTGGAAATGTAACATTAAATGGTAAAGTGGTAAAGGTAGAAACACCTGAAGAACGTGAAGATGTTGCAAAAGAAGATGGTGAAGTATCAACATATTTTCCAATTCCCTCAAACATATCAAATGTTAACATACCTGAAGATTTACCAAAACGAATAAAATCAATGGTGTTGTCAATAATACAAGATAATAACATTGAAAAAGACATGGATGATAATGTTATAGGTAGTGCTATGGAAGGTAGAATATTTCAACGTTATCAAAGTACTGGTTTGGCTTTACCAAAAGATGATAGTTATGATGATGGATGGTACCCAGCAGGTGGTAAAAATGGGAAGAAGGTAAATATTGAAGCAATTAAATTTTGGGTTGAACACACTAAATTAGCTGGTATGAGTGATGATGAAATAGAGGAAGAATATTATCAAATGAAAGAGACTGATGAGTTTCAACAGTTTGCAAGTGTAGATAAAAATATAGAAAAACTACTTGTTGAATCTGCGAGGACAAATAGAAGAAGAAATCCAGAAACAACAAAAAAACTACTTGTTGACTCTGTAGCGTATATGGTTGCAAGAAAACTATGGTATGCAGGTAGAAGACCTTCAAGTATGACCGATTATGAGTGGAATGAGCATACAAAATATATGCGACCTTACGAAGGATCTTTCGGTGGTGGTGATGTTTGGAAAAACATACCTTTCAAATACGACGAAAATTATATATACAGATCAGGTGAATATTAAGTATGACAGTTACTACATATGACTCAGTAACAACTATTAAGAACCTCATACAGAATAAATGGTCAACAATAAGACCTCCTAGAGTATCTGCTATATGGGAGAAAAGAACAACTGGATTTATTGATGATAGAAGAGATGAATTAATATTATATCCAAAAAATGAAGATATTCAATATTGGGGCTTAAGTGGCTCAGCACACTTTCATACACAATTAATCGAGTTAGAGATAAAGACATATCAAGATATGAAAAGGCATAATGAGGTTGTTAAAAAAGTGGTCAAAATAATCAAAGATAATATAACTGGTACAGGTTATACCGATTTACGAGTAATTAGTTCATTCAGTAGAAACTACCTTTATCGTAATATGTATAACTATGTCATAATATTGTCGATTAGAACAGGCGATCCTTGATAATCTTTAAATAGTAAGATGGTGTCTTTTATATTATGGTAGTTTATACAGGTGCAGGTGCAAATCTCTACTATGAGTATGAGTCAATATTTGGCACAGCCCCTACATTTAACACAAGTTCTAAGGTATTTGGTCTAAATGGCAGAGTAACAAGTCTAGGTCTATCAACAAATAGAATAGATATTAATAAACTAGGTCAAGTAGAACCAACAGCATATGCTTACGGACAACAGGCTGGAAGATTAGGAATAGGATTTATTTTCGATACAAGAACCTCACATCACATATTTCAAAGTATTTTTGGTGCAGATGCAAATGGTAGTTCACCATTTAGTTACCCAGCTTCAAACGCAGAAGGAGCAACAACACCAACGACAAAATCTTTTTCTACACAAATTCAACTACAAACAGGTGCAAATTACATACAGAGACAATTAACTGGATGTATAGCAAACAGTATAGGAATATCAACAAGTATAGGTGAACCTGTAAACGGAACCCTCGATGCCACATTCGGAAAAGAATTGGCAGTCACCACAACAAGTGGTGCAAACATTCTAGATCAAACAGGGGTTGCAGGCGATCCATTAACATTTGCACATGGTACTTTCTTAGTTTCAAACGGAACAAACACATTACAAGAAGTAGGAGAAATACAATCATTTGATATGAATATTAACCAAAATG